ATGGATCTCCTGGTTTTACCGGGAATGTTATTGTGCGGCCTTCAACTCCTAAGAAGTAAACAGGCACATTGACGATTAAAGGAGCATTTAGCATACGGCCATCAGCAACTTTGAATTTAATTGCTGGTTGAACTGTCGCCCTGCCGCCTGAATAGCTAATAATTGTACCAGGAGCGCTTGTGTGTATGCCGGATATTTCGCCGCGTACAAGGTCAACTATAGCTTGTATAGCTTGATTTTTACTCATCTAGTAACACCTCGATCAATTCCATGTTTGAATACCAATCTTTATCATGACTATCGCCAGAATGCTTTAATGATTCTACTCTAAACCACCCTGTTATGGTAGACGATTCAACTCTTACTAAGTCGCCAGGGTTAACCGTTGGAGCAAGCAACGTTGTAATTTTCCAGCCGGCTTTTTTTTCGTGCTTTTCCTTTTTAACCTTGCGCTTCTTAGTGCTTTCTTTATCGGGACGCTTTACCGCTTTTATAATTCTCTCAGGACTGCCAATTAAGCCGCTGTCAGGAGAAAACACGAATGCACGTATGTTTGTATTGCCGCTGTTCATAATGACCTGCAAAACGTTGTTTTGAATGCTCCATGTAGCGCCAGCGGCTCCCATGACTTTATCTAGGCAATCTCGCCCCATGCCAACAAATGAAAAGCCAGCAGGATAAGAAGCAAATTCAACATCAGGAGCAATTTGACTGACTAGTCCCATTTGCGCGGCAACATCATTGACAACTTTACTGCCAGATACCCCGGCAGCATAACCAAGAGAAACAACAGTATCACGAATAGCGACTTGACCGTCAGACAATTCAAGCTCAGTTATTTTGTCAGGACCTTCGCGGCGAGTGGTTGAATAGGTAACAGCACCAACAAAAATACGCCTCAGACCAATGTCGTCGGCGTATCCTACCTCTAAAGTGCATATCAGATCATCAACCTCTAATTTTTTGCGAGTAGTCTCTGATAGGTTATAAATGCTTATGGCTGACTTGTTTGTCTGTTGGGTTAAATCCTTGTCAATGTCAAATGTTATACGCAAACTATCGTTTTCCCCATCGGATTTGATCACAATTCCGTCTTGCCCTTGCACACCGGTAATCAGTCTAAATATACGGTTAAATTGCATTGATTTCATCCTCCGTAACGTAGACTAATACTGCCTTACTGCCAGTAAAATCTTTACGGTCTACGGTTTGGATAGTTTTATCAAGTGTAGTTACCATCAATTCGCCAGGAGGAACACCAGGCGCATGATAAGGATTTAGTAAAGGAAAATCAGGTACAGCCTTAATGCCTTCTAAAATTGATACATTTTCGGCCGTTCTCAGGCTCATTGTCCAAAAACCGCCTATATCGTTCCAAAGCATTCTTATTTCATATTGAGTACCGTCAAGTGTAGCGGTAAATACAATGTCATTAGCATATAAAAAAGATATTGTTTGCATTGCATCACCTTCCAAAGAAACTATTTTTTAATGATTTTAAAGTTGATTGTCTTGTTTCGGTTTGCCCAGATGTCCCTGTATCTTCTGTGTCGTTAACATTGCCAACATCTGTCTGCGTAGCCGTTCCTCCATCTGCTTCTGTTTCACCAGCACGATTAATCATGTCAAGATCAACAATGTTTTGCGGAATATCGGTTGATTTAACATTAACCCTGCGAATCTGTGTAAATTCGCAGGGTATTTTAATAAGATTTTTATTGTCAATATTTCGCGGAATGCTTGCCGAAGTCATGATCATGTTTTCCCACATGTTTGTAGGTGTAACAATAGTTATAGGCTGAGCATTTTTGTAAATTTGTTCAAAGGCAGCAAGTGCATTTGTAATCTTATCTGTAGCACTACCAAGCCTATCAAGCCAAGTCACAGGCGACAACGTAACCCCTACAACCATTGACACCTTAATAGCCTTTCTAATAACATGATCAGCTACCGCAAAACCATCTTCAACAGGATGTTCAGTTACATCAGATTCAAGCTTGTGTTCTTGCTCGATTAGAATATCAACCTCAATAGATCCGATCTTTGTCGGGTTTGTCAGGTCGGGAAAAAATATGCTTGAATTAGCCATGCAAACACCTCATTACGGATAAGCGTAAATAACATTTTCAATTCCTCGGGTAAACGGTCCCATAGCATCTTTACTTGCTTCTAGGTTTGCCCCCCTTATAGCGTCAGTTACAGGCTGATTTGTTGCGATAGCTTGATTAAAGTCAAAGTTCTGAGTAATTGTAACAGAACCGCCGCCACTACCTGTAAGCATTGATGCAGGACTTAGCTGCCCCGCTCCACCAGCACCTATTATTGTGCCTGAATAAGCTTGGTTACCTCTTATAAAATTAAAAACGCTTCTTGCCTTATTTGCCAACTCAGTAAACTTATTAATTATTGAATCTATGTATCCAGCTATAGTATCTTTAAAGCTTTTCCAATAACTATTAAGATCAGACACTAGTTTGTTAATCCAAGCATTAACCTTGGTTTTAAAATCATCCCACGATCCCAACCAATCACCAAGAACAGAATCACCACCGGTTATCCAGTAATATAAATCTTCAAGCACTAGAACTAACAGCATTATTCCTAGCGTTATAGCTGCAATTGTCAGAAACGCCGGGTTGGTTAAGAATGCCCAAAATGACCTTGCTAAATTAATTACGCCTATGCGAAGTACTTGTAAGGCAAGTTTCCACATGCCAAGAGTAAATAACCCTTCTTTAAAAATCACAAAAGCCGCCCCAAATGAAATTAACGCAATGGTCGCAAGCTTGAATGCTGTTTTCCATCCACCGACAGCTTTTATACCTTTTTCAAGAGCAGTTGCAATAGCATCGGCAGACTTAACAATTCCTTTGGCAATACTCTGAAAAACACTTGTTTCTTTGTTTATCCCAAATATTACGCTACCAATACGGTTAAGAGCATAAGTAACAGACTGTTCAATTGTAACAGGCATTTTTTCAAACTCTTTGTCCATTTTTGCCTTGGACTTAAGTATAGCCTTAAAAACACCTTCGGCAGTAAGTTCGCCATCTTTACCCATTTCTTTCAACTGACCAATAGTAACCCCATAATAACGAGCGATTTCATCAGCTAATACAGAAGCGTTTTCAGACAATGAACGAAGTTCATCACCCTGCAACCTGCCGGACGCAAGAGCCTGGCTAAGCTGTAAAATTGTTGCCTGTGCCATTTGAGTACTAGCCCCACCAACTACAAGAGCTTTATTTACTGTTTCGGTAACATCAAGAACGTCTTGTTGTGATGCGCCAAGTTGACCAGATGATCTTGATAATTTAAAAAATAAATCTCCTGTGGCAGCATATTCTTGTCGCGTCTTTTGAGCGATTTCAAATACTTTTTGCTGCATTTCCGCTTGTTCAGCTGTTGACTTTGTAACCAACCCAATGCGCGAATCAACATTGGTCCAGGCATCAGCCATTTGTACAATTTCACCAGCACCAAGAGCAACACCGACGACAGCGGCCATACGTCCAACTGCAGCTAAGGCCGATTCCGCTCCGGCTTTAAATTTATTTATACCAGCATCAGCTTTGCCAAGATTTTTTTCATCTAGGCTAAACCCTAGCGCAATTAATAGTTCTCTAACGACTATAGCCGCCACCGCCTTTCTTGTTCTTGTTTTCTTCTCTGGCATCGTCCATGGATTGATCTGAAATGTCAGATTGCATGTCTAACATTGCATTAGCCTTTTGTAAATCAACCAGTGTAACCAGCCCACTTTTTACAGCATCAAGCGAAACGATTTTTGCCATTATTGGCCGCCAGATTAGCAATTCTTCAGATACATCATCACGAAGTATACCTGGGATGTTTACTGACTTGCTTTTTCGCTTGCTTGTCCAAATTGGGTTGGCAATGTTGTAAAAAAATCAGAATAATTCACCTGCAACACTTTCCACGCCAGCGCAAACATTCCTGAAAGATTACCTACATAAATAGAGCGCAAAGCTGCTTTATCAAGCTTTTTACTGGTTCCATCATGCTCGTAAGCGATGTACTCAGTGTCTAAAATTCGTTGCATGAGATTAGTGATATTGGTTCCATTAAGCGCACCAGATAATTGTCCCAATGCAGCATGAATGTCAATATTCATGCTTAGCATATCAGCAACCGTCAAAGGCTTGTCTTTGTTAACCTTCTTGAATTCTGATAAGTCACTTTTGCCTATTGCTGCGCCAATTGTAGGTAAAATAGTTCTTTGCAAGTCACCTGATAATTCAAGCGCTTTGAATGGATCCATAGGACGAATATAAAAAGTATAATCGCCCTGCACGAATTCAGTTACTTCACTCATTAGTCATGACCTCCGATAAACGTTGTGGCACTTGCGGTGTGTAATACCCACTCGACTTCACCATCAGAAGCATTATTTGTTCTTGCCGCTTCTGGAATATTGGTAATCCATGCGAGAGAATCAAAGAAAGTTAGTCGTCCAGACAAATCCTTAATGATTAGTGGCAAAACTCCATCGCCTTGTGATTGGTCCCGGGCGTATATTGTAGACAAGTAGTCATTTGACGAAGATGATTGCAGCAGTGTAACAGTTACTTCATTCCTGCGGTCAGGTGATATTGTTCTAACCACATCGCCATCACAACCAACAACAGATCCAGTACCATCACCCATAGGAGCAATTGAAACCATTGCACTTTCGCCAAATCCGTGTATTTCAACGCCGCCAAAAGATACAATAACCTTTTTAGGGTCGTATGTACCTAGCGCAAAAAGTTGAAGATCAAATGATTTTATTTTTTTTTCATTCACTTATACATACCCCCTTACAGTTCATAGGCAAGACTGCCTGTAATTTCTACAATATGGATAGCGCCAGATAATCTAGCGGTAAAGGTTAAATCTTCCAACACACGGCTTGCTTTCGTGTTTGCGCTAATTTGAGAAGATAACGGTACATTAATTACATACCCAGGAATTTCGTTTCCATCTTCGTCGTATTCAGTTGGAGCAATGCCGCCGCGCCGCTGTCCTAATTCTAGCGCCTGCGCAATTTTAGCCTCAATACAAGCAATTCCATTGTCGGTGTAAGGGACTTTATCCCGGTTAATTAGCAAGTTGAATATGTTGACTTTAATTTCTTCTTCCAGCCAATCGCGGAATCTGATAACGTCAATCCATTCCCCGGCCGCTGTTTTTCCAATCTGAGTAATAGAAACACTATCTCGGAATGATTCAAAAGTATTGCAATTTTTAGCTTTTGCAGCGTTAAACTGAGTCTCAGTCAATCGGTCAGTTGTAACCCCTGCCAACTTTTTATTTGCCCAAGATTCGCCGCCAGGAAGTACAGCAAAGCATCTTGCCATTGCTGCAATCTCAGGAAAATCAGTTGCAGCATTAGCGTGATAAAAACCAAATGAGCGGTAATAATTGCTTTCCTTAAGCAAGTAAGGCGTATCAGTGGTAGATACTGCTGAAATTGCACCTGCCTCTGCCGTTGAATATCCAAACAATTTTTGATTAGCTTCTGCCCATGCAGCTGCATCTTGAATGTCGGCTGATACTCGGCTAGTAATGCCGAATCCATACCATGCATTATCCTCTTGATTAATGGCCGCTAAATCTTCTGCAATATCATCATCGGCAGTCATTGTCTTAATTGACATACTGCCAGGTAATTCAATCGCAAATGCTGTGCCTGCAACTTTATTGGTAAGAACTAAATCGCTAGTGCTTACAGAAGCATCTACAGGACAAGTGCTGTCGGCATCGACTAATGCTTGAAGTCCTGCGGCGATTTCTGCCGCCGTAGCATCAGTGTCAGACGTGAATGTGTAGGTCAGAGTAGTTGTTTCTCCACCCGTACCAAGCTTTAAAACTTTAAGCACATATGCAGTACTGTTAGCAATAGAATCAATTTGAATAGTTACCGCGTCAACTTGTCTGCGGCCTACTTTCACTTGTCTTGGCCGTGGTGTTTGGCTCATGGCATCAGCTACAGCCAAATAAAGCGGATCGCTTGCCTTAAAACCATCTAAAAGCATATCACTTGCACTCGTATGTGCGGACACACGCGGCAAGCTCAATACATGTGGTCCAACAACAAGGATCGTACTAAAATCCTTTTTATTAATTCCAGTGCTTTGCAAACTAATTTGCACGTTTACAATGCGGTCAATATTTGCCATTATTGCACCCCTTTCATATCAATAGTTACTTCCACAATGGCTGTCTCTGGCGGCTCCGTGGTTGGTTGGTCCGGCTCTCCAAGCTCAGCCTCGATAATTACGGTTGTTATATAGCCAGGATTATCTTCTATAGACCTGCTATATGTGATAATCAGGTCCCGACTTGCTCTTTCTTCCCAACTGCGCCCATCAAGCAAAAATGTTAAATCTTGCGTATCTTCAGCGCGGGTAAAAGCAATGTTGGCAGCAAAACAGCGGTCCACAATCGTAGGCCGCTGCAAGCTTGTCCAAAGCATATTCAATTTATCAATTACGCCAGTTCCAAAAGCGCTGAGCATTAATGTTGTTTCTTTTTGCTCGACTATATCAACAATTCCACTACCATCACTACGGCGGCGAGTTTCGGTGCCAATCGATCTTTCCGGCAACAGCCGCAGGCTCATATATGGATTAGCAGGCTTTGGAGCGTTTTGGTAGTCCCATATGCACCTGATACCCGTTAATTCAGCAATAAGAGGTAAAATAAACGCTTTTGCATCAGCATAGGTCAATTAGCTTTCACCTCCACCGCATATGACTTGTAGTGACTAATTACGCCCATTTGATAAGGATTACAGCCAACGACTTCATAATTACTACCAAGCCAGTAAATAATGTCGGGATTGCGTCCTGTATCGCTTTCTGACATGGCTTGTTTGGCCGGAAATAGTTCGCTGGAAGAATAAATCTTTACAGACCTGCTATTCCTGCGGCCTTCTGGCAGTGCGTCCATTTCATCGACAGCAAGCGGCTGAATACTCATAGGCGTGGTAAATACAACTGACTCACCTTCAACCCAAATACCAGTGTCGCTATCGTAATGCCCTGGCTCTGTCCTGGTTACTTGTATAGGTTTCCTGAAACTGCTCATTTTGCCACGCTCCCACTGCCACGTTTTCGGACTTTGTAACGGACTGATTGCCTTAACCTGCCATAATGTATTAACGGCTTAGAACTGCCTTTTTGCCTTATTGTTGATGGTGCATTTGGCGTGAATGGTCCGTCAACTATCTTCTTTTGAATATCCCCCTGCATTTGATTGCCAAGAACATCAAGAGCTTGTTTTGTACTTGATTTGCCATCAATAATTAACCCGACCTGACTATATGCATCATTTTTCCACCTGACGTTTTTTTCGTCAAACGTGCTTCGCATAAATGAACGCTCTGGAATAACAATTGAGTGAGCACCGACATTTACATCACGGGCAAAGTTTGAGCGCTTAGCTTTAACAAACTTTCCACCTTTAGCAAAATTACCTTTTGAGTTTATTTTGTGGTAAATAGTTTGTGTCCTTGCCTTACGCTCAATAACAGCGCCAAATTCATGAATAGCACCTAATCGGGCAATATCCATTGATCCATCTTTAGTACGATCGCCAGCTTGCAGCCCTACGGCAACTTCTTGACCTTTTAGTTCAGCAAGGCTTTTCATTATCTTAGCAAGGCCATGATCAATATCACGAACAGCTTTACCCATACAATCACCCGAAACGAGTCATGACTGGCAGAATATGCTTTCGTCTTAGCCGCAAAAATTCAAGGCCATAAGCTGTGCGCTCATAGTTATCGGTAAAGCTACCGCTAGACTGATTACCGCTATTGTCATCATAACTACGCGCCAAATCGCCTTCATTTTCACTGACTATCCTGCCGCCTGTTGCCGCCCCGGTAGTACTGCCAGTACTAACAATAGACTGCCATGCTAAAAAGTGAGCCGCTAAATAAGCGATAGCTTTTGTATAGTCGCTACCATACTTGCTCTCGCTTATCTCATTTGATACAAATTCAATTGCCGCCGTTACCGTGTTATCCGATACGGCGGCAAATTCAGTCGCTACAATGCGGAATGCTTGTAGTGAGGTCATGACTATTCACCAGCTTTAGCAGCTTTTATTTTTGCAATAATTTCAGGCTTAGTTCTTACTCCACCCAGATCAATGTTGTGTTCTGCAACATATTCCTTAAGTTGAGCAAGGCTCATATCATCAATTGCAATTTCTGCTTTGTCGGCTGTTTCATCAATAGCATTTTCAACAATAACTGTTTCTGCCTTATCGACTGTTTCAATCAATTGTAGCTTTCCTGCGTCAACATATTTTTTAATCAGCTTGTGGTTGGCTTCTTTATTTGTAACGCCGACTTCGGGAGCGCCAGGAATAAAGTTTTTTGGTCCAAAACAAACAATACCACTGCTAATATTTTTAATAAACTTAGCCACGATTAAACCCCCTCGGCTTTAATCAAGCTTAGTGGATAATACACAATTACACCACCGCAGCGGCTGTGGCAAGGTACTTCGTATTCAAGCCCTTTAACTTGAACAGGAAATTGCTCAAATGGTTGAGGGATTTCCAGGGTAAGCTTGTCAGGGCTTTTGCGATACATCATGCAAATATCGTCACCATCAGTGCCGGCACCAACCAGCTCAGGAACAACTTGCACATTTTTTACATATGGGTTGTTGTTCAAGAAAAATTGCAAGATAGTAGTATCAGAATTAGCAGAACGAGCGCGGCTGGTTAAATCTGCATGGGTAGTATGACCAATCAAAAGCGTATCAGGTGTTTCAACGTTTTGAGTAAGTTCAAGCATTTTTGCACCCATACCGTTAAGATCGCGCAATACTTGATCTGGTGTTTTATGAATAAATTTAGTGCTAGGATTGTCATCTTCGTCAACACCATCATCTGGCAATGTGTATGATGGAATGTTTGGATGATTCAAAAGGCCGACCATTCCATGTTCTTCATCACCAAAATAAGCAATGCGATTTACTTCTTGATCATTAGCACGGCGAACAGCATTAGCTTTGCGCTGCTCTAATGGCTTACCTGCCATACGTGCGGCACGGATATCTTGAACAGAATATCCATAGCTGGCACCGATAGATTTTACATCAGCAGTAAACTTTTTGCCTTTTAAGTCTACGCGAGGTAAATCAGTAGAATAATTTGAAATAATCTTAGCTTGTCCAGTTGCATCGTATTGGTAGTATGCAATGGTTTCGGCTCCTGATCCGGCAGAACTATCAACCGGCATAACCATAGTTGCGGTAAGCTCTGGATAATTAACGTCATATGTACGTGCTTTTACTGATTCAAGCTCTTGGGCGAAAAAAATGCCTTCATTTGCATCAGTGTGCAGAAGGCCGGAATTTTGAATAGTGTTTAAATCTCTTTCGTCATAGCGTTTTTGTGTCATTTATTTCTTCCCTCCCTTAACCTAATTCAACTACGGCCAGACCGGCGCCAGCAGTTGTTGTAATAAATTTTGCATTGGCAACAGGCGTTGCGGTTCCAACAGTAGAAGCGGCCACAACAATGTTAAACCCTTCGCCTGAACTGAAGTCTGTTGCGCCATCAGCAATAGTAAATGTCAGGTGAGTGCTAAACTCAGCCGCAACAGTAGCCACGCCAATAGTAATTCCGTCAGGATCTTGAACCAAGAATTTGCCGCCATTTGTAGCCGGCTCAATGCAAGTCACCTTGTAAGTACCAACTTTGCAGCCGGCACCGGTTGCAGGAGCGGCGGTAATAGTTCCTGTGTTAGCCGCATTACCTGAATAAGCAGTTGCAGCACCAGCGGCAGCAGGAGTATTGCCAGTGTAGGCGGCAGCAGAAGCAAACTTACCTTGATTTGCACCAGTGTATACCACATAGGCAGGCTGTCCGGCTGTAACAGCGCCAATTACAGGCACCCAAACACGGCCCTTTTTCATTACAGGAACGGTTTGCGTGTCAGCATAAACTACATTGCCGCTGTCGTCTTGTTCCTTGGCTTGCAAGATAGCAATACCAGATAAAGTTGCTCCAAGAGTAGCGGGCAATTTCACTTGCTTTTCTGGATCAGTACCAAGTGCAACACCATACCCAGGCAAGATATTGTCAGTTTCTACCGCATAAGCGTCAATAACGCGGTATGACATGTCATAGATACCGCCAGCGATACCAGCGGCCATATTGCGGCTGTAAGATAATTGCATTATTTATCCCCCTTTTCGCCCTTGTAGGCGTTTTGTTGTCTTTCGATCATTTTTTGACGGGCTGATTCGGCTGAACCATCGTTAGTATCAGTACGGTTGTTTTTAGGCGACTGATTAACCTGTTGGCGCTGCTGCTTCATTGCATCGGCACGCTTATCAGCCTTCGCCAAATCAAAAGCAGCATTGATATAATCATCAGACTTGCCAGCGACGTCAAAAGCATCGCCATGGACCGCCTTGATAACAGCAACCTTGATATCTTTGTCGGTCATTTCGTCAGTTTTATCAACTTTGAACGCTTTGGCCGTGTCGATCAGTTCAACACGATTTTTAACAGCATCTTTCAAAGTGTCGGCAGCATCTTTGCGAACCTTTTCAAGTTCTCCTGGGAATGATTCAACTTTCACTTTTAGGCTGTCGCGCTCAGCGGTAACAGTGTCAAGGTTAGTTTGGAGTTTACCTTTATGAATCTTTGATTCATCGGCTCTTGTATTTGCCTTTTCTAACGCGTTAATGACTTCTTGAGCAGCTTCATACTCAATGCCATCTAAACGAATTTTTGCCATGTGTTTATTACCCTCGCTTTCATCTTCTAAGATTTCATTCCCATCCATATTCAAACGGGCTACCGGACCGGCTCTCGCTCTTTCGACGACAGATAAGTGATTTATCACAATATTGCGCTGAACGTGCGTGTACGGCTCACCTTCTGGCGTGGTTCCTGCTTCTTCTACCACATCAAGCCTGTACCCTAGAGACAACTCGCGGCTTTTACCCATTGACTCAGGCGTATGGATAACAATGTCGCCCAACACATTATTGCCGTCTTGCCTGCCTTCGCTTACAATAGTGCCAACCATTAGTCGTTTAGCATTGCGTGAATTTACTTCCCCTTCGGTTGGATGGCGAATGGTAATTGGCTTACCTTTGTAAGTTGCAAGGCTGTCGGCTCGAAAAACTTCTTCAGGCGGTCTATATTCGCGCCTCATACTTCCGTCAGGATTGCGGTACTCAAACACGCCTGTACGTGTCAATATTGGGGAGTCATGCAAAAAACCATCTGCATCAATCCGCGCAGATGGTAATTGAATACTGTCATATCGATCTACTGTCAAGCTTATCTCACCCCCTTTCAGGCATAAAAATAACGGCCTTTAGGCCGCTTAAAACAAGCATATTGCCAGCACTAATAAATGCAAGGCTTGATCGACATACAAACTTAAAGTTAAAGATTTTTCTTTTGGTGCATAGTTGCATTTCCAAAGATCAATAGTCAAATGGCTGATAAAGATTAATGCCATCTTCCATATTTCAAAAATTGCAAATACATCAAGAACGGCACATACAACCAATGTGTATATACTGACATGGACAAACATTAGATACCAAACGTCACCTTTTAGCCTAGCAATAAAATCACTTTGCAAAGGAAAGTCTGCAATAAAATGAGCTAATAAAAGATAGTGCCATATCAACACCAATAATCACACTCCATAAAAATAACGGCCATGATTAACAATACATCCAATAGCCGCGTTTACTTCGCCTAAGCTGCTTTTGCAATCCGCAGTCTTTGAGCAACGTGTATTCTGATTTGAGTATTTTAATCATAACGACAACTCCCCTCAGTTTAATAAGTTGTTCTCGTAAGCTAATTTAGGCGGCAAGGGGATCGGGTACTGTTTGTATGGCTTTTGCGGCATGTTAGCTCGACATTTTGATTCAACTTTTTGAGCAACCTTAATAATCTTGCTTGCCTTAAACCTGTTAGTTTCTTTGAGTCCCCAAATAGTCAGATCCCTAGCTTCACGGCTGAAAAACGCTTTGTACATACCAATACCTCCTTAATGCCAACGCTTACGCATTGTTGACCACCTCCCGTGTTATCGCCTTGATCGCTCAATTAGTGATTCAACTCTTTGAAAGTAAGATTCTCTTATTTCTTCGTTTTCGATCTCGTTAATTGCCTCTACAAGAACACCAGACAATTCTTTAAATAAATCAATGCCGGTAATGTCAACTTGAACAGTAAGTTGTTTTCCTTTGCTTGCTGGCGGGTTATCAGGCCTGTGTGGCTTTGGCGGGGGACCAGGATCACGGCTTGCTGAGTAACCGTAATTCTATCAATCACAACCTTATTCCCCCTTGCATTGCCTCAATATCAATAACGGGCAGCGCCACGCATCTGCAATTTATCTCAAGCCCTGGCGCTCTACCGTTGATTAGTTCAAGCACCTTGCGCCCGTTTATCACCTTGCCAGCCATACCACTTCCCGGCCAAGCGTAATATTTGCCCTCGCGGTCAAGATGGCTTTTGCGCTCTCGCTCATCAAGCGAACCAGACCACTGATAAACGCCAATGCCAGCCGACATTTGCCGCTTTTGCGTTATCATGCCATTGAGTGAGCCAATTTGATCACGTGCAATGAGTTGAGCGCGGCGGCTGGTTACACCGTACAAATCTTGTATATCGGCAACCATATCTTTTGCCAGTGTTCCATCGGTCAGCCCACGACTAACAATGCCTTGAAGTTGCCCAAAATATTGATCAGGAATAGACTTAATCAGCCGCACATTCTCGGCTGTAAACTCTTCCATGATATTACGAAGGTCAGGATCTTGTACAAAGATATCTACCTTCAAGGCTGAGCGCAGTACATTGTAAAACTCGCCTTGATTATATCCGCGAACCTGTTCAGCTATCCTGGCTGCTCTTTGCAGTGCTTTGTCAGTAGCGCCAGTTGCCGCATATGCTTCTTTTACTAATCGCATGATGTATTCGCTGTCCGATTCGTCTTGACGGGCATTAAGTAGTGATTTGATTGTCTCGATACGGCTCATGGTTGACTCATGCAGCACTCTGGCGATGGATCGTAGTGTGCGCTGGTAGTCGCGCATTACAGACAATGGGAATTTCCATTTGCGGCGAGGAATGATGTATTTACTCTTTACTGCCATTTCAATGTTTTTCCGAATATTTCTAACTGCAATCCTGTAGTATCATACCAAAAATCTCCCGGCTTAGTTTCGCCTTTTGTTTTGTATTCAATCGAAAAAAATTCACAACCAATATGAAATAACACACGCATATCGCATTGCAACGGTTCTCTGTTAAATTCAATTCTGAGCGGCAGTGGATTAAATTTGCTCCGTCTATTTCTTACTATCATTTGTTTTTTTGTGCCAAAA